GCTGGGAAGATGATCTCCCTAAAAAATCAAGGAAATCTGAGCCGGATCGATCGGATCAGATCAGATGATCAGCGCTTTGACCTGCACTGATGCCCCATCGCTTCACGCGCCCACGCCTGATCGACGCGGGCCATCCGCCGCACCTCGGCCGCGACTGCGGACCGGTGGGCCGGAGACCGAAGGGCCTCGGCGAGCCAGCCGACCGGGGGCTGCTCACGCGGCGGTGTCCAGCCGAGCGCGACCAGTGCGGCCGCCGTCTCGTCCGGCACGATGGCCTGCATCTCGCCGTCGATCGTGACCTCGTGCAACAGCAGGTCCAGACGCAGCCGCGGACGCTCTCCCGCGCGATGCTCCAGCTCAATGCCGGAGACGGCTCTGCTCATGTCGTGGCCCGCCACCTCGATGGTGCCGCGGGGGCCGGCCAGGCGCAGGGATGCGGTGCGGTCCTCCATGGGCTCGTCCTCCTACGGTCCGGCGTACCAGTCGCGCGAGGTGACGAGGCGGCTGGCCTGCGCCGCCGCGCCCTTCTCGCCGTTGCAGTTGCGCCCGCACGTGGGGCACCGGTTGATGCCGTGGGCAGGTGCTTGGTTGTCCGGGTCGAGCGGGTCACCGCCCCGGGCAACGGGCACGCGATGGTCAATGACGTCGGCTGCACCGTGCCCGCAGATGTGACACACATCGGACTCAGCGAGGAGCCGGGCGCGCTGTTTGCGGTACGCGTAGCTGGTGAGGTCCCGGCGGCTGGCCACGGGCCTAACCTCCCGTGTCGGTGCGTGCGGTCGCAGGGATGGCCGTGAAGCCGATAGCGGCAGGTCGCTCGGCGGGCGCGGCGTCGAGGAGTCGGAGCGCTGCAGCCTCGGCGGCGGCAAGCTTCTGCGTCGAGCCGCCCTCGATCTCGATCTCTACGCTGCGGCCGTTGCCTGTCACGCTGATACGCATGCTTCCCCCGACCAGTTGTTGGTGTGCAGTTGGTGACGCCGCTGCGGCGGTCGATCAGTGATGGGTCGCCCGGATGAGGTCACCCGCTGCACAAACGCAAAACGCCCCGTCGCGGTGGCGGCGGGGCGTTCATGTCGGCGACCGTTTGCGGGCACGCCGAGGACGGGCCCAACTTTAGGTCACGGAAAGGTCACGACGCAAGCGGTGCTGTCGTACGCCCGCTCGGTCACGTCGTACGGCTGCGCCCCGCCGTGTCGTACGGCGGGGCGCAGCGTGTCGCACGGGTGTCATACGGCCTGGTCGGGGGCCTGTGGGCCGTCGTACCGGCGGACCTTCATCAGCATGTGCTGGGGCTGAACACCGTCGGGTACGGCACCTGCATCCCATGCGGACTGGTAGCCGTGGGCGAGGAATGCGACAGCGAAGCGGACGGCTTCGGACTGTGTCATACCGGTGCGCATGATGGTGGAGAGGTCGCGATCGAAGTCGGCGGTACGGGCGACGGAGACGGTTTTCCGGCGCTCGCGAGTAGGCTTCTGCGTGGCCATGGCGGGGGTTCCTCCCGTTGTGGTTGGGCCCGTTCGGCAGTCGAGTGCCGAACGGGCCTTTGCGTGTTCAGGCGGTCGGGATCGGTGTCCCGCCGGTCTTGTGCTGTGCGGCTTCCATCGCCACGTACAAGCCGACCAGGTCGGCCCCGGCCCACTCCCGCCGGCCGCGCGCATTGAGCAGCACCGGCCCCGGGCACGGCTCCCCCGTTGCACAGACGATGGTGGCGGCCGCGGGGTCGCCACTGCGGGTGTACGCGGTGAGCCGCCCACGGCAGTACGGGCACGGCCGGTCAAGGGCGGTGGGGCGTCCGTCGCGGCCGAGGGCCCGCTCGATGGTCTGCCGGGCGTGGCGCGCGACGGCGGCGATCTCGTCGAGCAGCAACGGCCGGACGGGGCGGAAGAGGTCGTCGGACTGCTCGCCGAGGGTGCGCCCTTCGATCCATACGGCGGCCCAATGCAGCCCGTAGGCCCGGCTGCCCGGGTCGATCGAGCTGGCGTAAGTCCAGCGGGCGGGGGCGGCCCGGTCCATGGGCTCCGAAATTCGGCGCGTCCGCTGGCTGATGACGGGGACTGGCACGCGCCGGACGGGCCGCTGCACCTCGGCGGCGACGGTGTCGGCGAGGCCGAAGAGGTCGAGCTCGACGTCGACGGCGGCGGCCAGGGCGTCGAGGTTGAGCGGCGCAGGGTGTTCACGGAGCACGAGCGGCATCCGACCGACAGCGGAAACGGCAGCGTGGTCGTCGGTGGCGAGCTGGTCGAGGAATCCGCGAGCCTCGCGGGGCGGCCACTCGGCGGCCGGCGCCTGCTCGATCGCGGCGAGCAGGTCGCCCCACTGCTCGCGGATGGCGCGCAGGTCGTAGGCCGCCACGGTGGCGACAGGGTCGGGGGCGAGAGTCGGGGTGCTCACTGCTGCGGCTCCGGGATGGTGTCGGTGGTGGGCTGCTGCTCGTCGAGCGCGGCGCGCACGGCTGCGGCCCTGACTTGGGCGTGCGGCCAGTCGTACGGGGCAAGCGCGTCGCGCACGCGGTCGAGGGCGGCCTCGGCCTGGCCGGCGCGCTGCTCGGCCTCCTCGATCGCCTGGTGTGCGGCATTGAGTTGCACGCCGTGGCGGTGAATCGCGGACTGCTGCCCGCCCACGGTGTGGCGGAGCTGGCCGACCTCGGCGAGCAGGGGCTCGACGTGACCGCGGAGTGCGTCTCGCTCGTCGGCGGTGAGGCCGACGCGGTCGAGGCGGTCGAGCAGGTTGCGCAGCTGGGCGCGGCGTACGTCGCGGGCCTGGGCGGCGAGGGCGCGGCGCTCCTTGTTCGGACGCGTGCGGCGGGCCATCAGCTGAGGTCCGGAACGCACAGCCACCCGGCCGGGGTGGAGTCCGCGTAACCGAGCTCGGCGACGGCGACGGCGAGTTGCCTGTCCCAGTCGGCGAGCTGCTCGGGCGTGACGGTCTCGGGCGTCACGTGCTTGTAGTCGCCGAGGTCGACCTCGTCGCACTGCGTGGTCAGGAACACGCGGTCACGGTCGTAGTCGCCCGCAGTCAGGTATCCGACGTCGGGGCACCGGTCCGCGAGCGGGGTAAGCGCCTTGTCGAGTCGCTCGGCTTCCGCCCATGCGGGCTCGGTAGTGGAGACGTTGACGCCGTACGCGAAGTAGGTCGAGTGAAACATGCCCATCAGACGCGCTCCCAAGTAGTCGTGGCCTTTTCGATGTGGCCGGCGGCGTAGGTCTTGCCGGTCCCGGCGTCCTGCTCGGCGTAGTAGTTGGTCCAGAAGGTCACGCGGGCGCGTGCGGCGCCGGGCTTGTCGTACGGCCCTTCGTGCTTGGTGTGGGTGTGGCCGTCGGGGCGCGTGATGACGATGACTGCGCGGTATACGTCGCCGTTGCGGGCGGCACCGATGTTGCGGGCCATCAGCGACGCTCCGTATTCACGGCGAGCATGGCGAACCAGCACGCGGCGGAGGTGGCATGGCAGGCGGCTTCGAAGTGGTCGCCATCAAGGGCGGCAGAGGTGGCGAGGCTGACGAACAGGATGGCTAGGGCGAGGCGCAACGGCTGCATGGCGTTCTCCGGGGGCTGAGTAGGGCGCCGCGCTGGTGGCGGCGCCACGGGGCGGTCAGCGGTGGGCTTGAGAGCCGCATTTGCGGCCACAGGTCCAGCAGTAATCGGGGTCGCGCTGCTCGTCGTTGGCGACGGGTGCGATGGCGACGGGTGCGAGGCTGGCGAGGATGCGGCGTTCGCGGCGGCGGCGGACGGCGGCGGCGAGGCTGGTCATTGCTGCTCCTCGGGGATGCAGTGGCCGGTGTGGCATCGGGCTTCTCCGTCGGCGACGTAGTGGACGTGGTGGCCGTCGGCGGCGAGCAGGTCGGCGGCTTCGCGGGCCGTGCGCGGCGCGGTCTCGGTCATCGGCCGACCTCGACGTCGCGGCTCGCGTTGGTCCTGGTGACGGCGGCCGTCGCGGACTTCAGCGACGGGCCGATCTCCTCGACGTCGAGCTGATAGGCCGTTCGCTTCTCGCCGTCTTTTTCGTACGGCCGCTGGACCAGGCGGCCTTGGACAATGACGCGCATGCCGCGGGCGAGACTCTCGGCGACGTTCTCGGCGGCTTGACGCCAGACCGCGCAGCGCAGGAACAGCGTGGGGGCGTCCTTCCACTCATTCGCCTGCCTGTCGAAGATGCGGGGAGTGTTGGCGATGGTGAAGTTGGCAACCGGGGCACCGGCGGGGGTGAACCTGAGCTCGGGGTCGGCGGTGAGATTTCCGATGACGGTGATGACGGTCTCGCCGGACATCAGGCGGCCTGCCTCTCGGTGGTGGGGCGGTTGGCGTGGTACGCGGCGCGGGCGGCGGCGTTCTTGCAGGCCCGGCACTTCCGGGTTCCGTCGGTGGCCCGGATGGTGTTGTCGTCGTCGAACGGGTGGCCGCGATGGCATGCGACCTGGGCGGCGCGCAGAGCGACGTGGTTGGTGCTGGCGAGGAGGTTCACGCGGTGGGTGACGGCCCGCAGATGGCTGGGGCGAACACAGCGGCGGTTGCGGCACCGGTGGTCGATGTCGAGCCCGGCCGGGATCGCGCCGAGCGCAAGTTCGTAGGCGTACCGGTGGGCCTTGACGGTGCGGCTGTTCCAGAACGTGCCGTAACCGCGCTCGTTGCGGGCGCCGTCCCACTCGTTGCAGTGGCCGATGACTCCGCGGACGAGAGGAATGGGGCCGTCGAACCTGACTCGGGACCAGTAGCGCCACGCGGCGGTTGCCTGCTGCCTCGCCATGGATCTATCCCCGTTCTCGTATCTCTCTCGCGCGATCGTCGATCGCTCATGCATGAAACATAACCCTTTGGGGGGTGCGCTCGCTACTCGTGTCGCACCCCCCCGCTTCTGTTACGCGCCCCGTAGCGCGGCGGCGATCACGCCGGGGGCGGCGATGACCCACCCCTCACGGACCAGCTCGGCCACCGCGCAGCGCGCTTGTCCCTCGGGCTCGCTGGTCGGGTGATCCCGGATGGCGGCGGCGATGATTGCGCCGACTGCGTCGGGAACATCGCCGGTCATCGCTGCGCCCCGGTGACGTGACGGGCGACGGTGTGCCCGACGGCGGCCCGGGCAACCGGCGGTCGGCGCATGATCCGGGCGAGGTCGTCGAGCTCGGCCTCGGCCTGGCGGTCGAGGGCGCGGGTGTTCTGCTCGCACTGGGCGGCGTAGTCGGCGGCGTGCCGGGCCTCGCGTGCGGCGGCCTCGCGCTGCTCACGGTCGGCCCGGTCGCGCTCAGCGGCCTCGGCCTGGCCGCCGATCTCACGGAGGGTGCGCCACTGGCCGTGGCCGCGGTACTCCTCGAGGATCACGTATGCCCCGGCGTCGGTGAACGCCCGCATCATGCGGTCGCGGGCGCGCTTGTCGCTGGTGGTGCGGATGGCCGGCCGGTCCGGGCGGGCGTCCCAACTCGCCGTGATGCGCCAGTCCGTGCCGTTGCGGGTGCGGTCGCCACTGTTCGGCTTGCGGCGATAGGTGCGCCCGGGGTGCTTGGTGTTGCGGTTCATGCGGCGGCCTCCGTACGGGCGTTGTGGCGGGCTGTTGCGGCTTCGATTCGGGACGGGTGCGACTTGGTGCGACGGGCCATGGCCAGCGCCTGTGTGCGGGGGTTGACGCGGCGGTCCCGGCACTGCTCGCCGGTTTCGGCGCCGCACCACACGCACGCCACGTCGAGCGGATCAGGCTGGTTGGCGGCGGCCAGGCGCTCGCGCTGCGCCCTACGCGGCCGGTAGGCGTCGAGCTGGTCTTTGACGGTGCGGGGCATGTACGTGCCGAGCGCGGCAAGGCGCTTCTTGGCCTCGGCATCGCGCTCGGCACGCGTCCCGTGGGTGAGCTCCGGCGGCCGGAAGGTGGCCGCCTGCTCGCCGGTGGCGATGGCGTGGCGGGTGCCGAGCAGCTCGGCACTGTAGGCAACCTGGTCGTCGGGGTCGGCGGCAGGCACCGGGTCGATGTGGCGGCGAAGGACATCCCGCTTGAAGTCGTGCCACGGGCGGGATACGTCGCTGGGCTTGATCGGGTAGGGGCTGGTCGCGATGTGGTGGCGGACGATTTCGGCCGCGTTCCAGTCGCGGCCGTCGGGGTGCGGCGCGGTCGGCGGAACGTCCGACAGGAGGTCACACCACTGGTCGAGGGTTTCCGCGGCGGCGGCGGGGTCGGTGGGGGCGCTACGGGGATCGAGCTTGGCCGCATAGGCGAGGAGCGCGGCAACGTGCTGGCGGATCATCGAACGTTCTCCTGGGGGTCGAGGCCAGCGGCGGCGGCGAACATCGCTTGTGCGGCAGCGACGCGACCGATACGGCGGGGGGCGGACGGGTCGAGCGGGATTACGTCGGCCCCGGGGGTCGGGCGGCGAATCTCCGACAGGGCGAACTGGAGGGTGCCGCCGGTGACCGGTTTCGAGGTCTGGCCGAGCCGGTCGAGCGCAGGCGCCAGCTCGGCCGCGGCGATGCCGTTGCCGAGGGCGTCCTCAATGGCGCGGCGGATGCTCGCCTTGCCCTGCGCAGTGCCCCGGCCGTAGCGCGCCCACCACGTTTCGAACAGCGCGGCGGCGGGCGGCTGCTGCTCCCCCCGCTGGGGGGTAGGGGGGTTACTACTCCCGTAGGGAGTAGTAAGGGACGGGTCGGGTCGGGGGGACCGTGACGGGTCAACCCCGTCACGCTGTGACGAACCATCCTGACCTGCGGAAACGTCCTGAAACGCAGCTCGATTCGAACCGCTTTCAGAATTTTCGGTCGATGATTCACCCGCGAAAGAGTCCGCATTCGACGACGAACCGGAGGGATTACCCGTCTGGTTACGCTGCGCCGCAGCGCGTTCGCGAGCCCTTTTCTGCCGACCCGCAGCCTGCTCGCGCTCCGTCTCGACGGCGGCCTTGGTGGGGTTGTAGATCAGGAAGTCGTGCATGTAGTAGTCGCCCGGCGCGGGCTGCGGGCAGCGCGCGCAGGCGTGACCGTTCTCATGCCACAGCCCGACCGCTACCAGCTTCCGAGCCTGCGGAGCGGTGCCGTACAGCTGCGCCACCACACCGGGAACGGTGCCCTCGGTGAGGTGCTGCGCCGCGTACGCTCCGGCCCGCATCCACAGGCCGATTGCGGCGTTGGTCGCCCGGAGCAGCTTCGGATGAGCGTGGGCGGTGTCGTCAACTTTGAACCATGGCACGGCGGATCGTGCTCCTGTCTGGGGTGTGGCGCCCGGGGCGAGGGGCGCGGCGGCTCGTCCTCGCCCCCGGGGCGGTACGGGGTTACTGCGGGGTGGTGAGGGGACGCCCGCAGGCGCATGCGAGGCGCCCGCCGACGGCGGTGGGGTGCCGCCATCGGTGGAACGGGCACGGGGCGAACAGGCGAGGCCCTGGGGGGTGCTGGACGATCGCGTACCGGGATGCGTACGGGCCGCCCATGGCCCGGGTCGGGTGAGCGTCCCCGCAGGCGAGGCAGCGGCCCGTGGTGCCGCCGGGCAGCGGCTCGTACAGGCCGCTGCGGCTACCGGGGCAGTGGCGGGGCGGGGTGAGGCTGCGGGGGCCGAACGTCAGCTGCCGGCCGACCGGTCCGTCGGTTTCCTGCCCGGCACCGACTGCCCGGCCGTCGCACGTCGCACAGACCAGCTCGCCGGGCGGGACGGTCTCGGCGGTGAGCATGGGGCGGGCCAGCCGCAGCCCGCCGACGCTCTGCCCGCACCACACCGCGTACACCGTGCGGTCGTCGGCGTACCGCACGCCGGAACGGGGGCGGTGCCATCGGGACATGCCGCCGGTCCGCAGAAAGCGCGGGCCCTCGGCGAGCGGGTCGGCGTCCACAGGGCCGCTGCTGTACGAGATCGGGGGCAGCAGGGTGACACTCACGGCTGCGGCTCCCTGCGGGTGGAGAACGGGCGGGTGATGCTGGGCTGGTGCGCGTCGCACCGCGGACCGCACGGGTACGGGCGGGCTGGGACAGCGCCGCACCGCGGGTTGCCGTGCTTGCAGACGACCGGCGGGGAGTCGACCGCGAGCTGACCGGGCACGGGTTCGGCCGGCGGGGTGTCGAGGCGACGGCGGGCCTGGTCGAGGCGGGCGGCGGGCGTCACAGGGTGCCGCCGAGCTCGGTGAGGAGACGGGCGGTGTTCTCGCGCCCAGGCCGGTCGTCGACGTGGGCGGGTGCGACGCAGTCGGGCCGGTCGCACTCGACCTTGACGTATCCGACGGGCTCGCGGCCGGTTCGGATGCGGAAGGCAACAACGCGGGACGATGTGGGGCGGGACCGGTAAGTGAACGTGGGCACGCCCGCGTTGTTGTATCCGCCGATCCACTGCATGTGGCCGCGATCGACGGACCGCACGTTCGCCTGCCATGCCTGCTCGATGGTGACGGTGGTTCGGGTCGGCGGCGGGGGGAGAACCGCCCGCCCGAGGCCGAGCTGTCGGCGGTAGCGGGCGGGCGTGTTCTTGTCGAGGCGGAGCTCTGCAGCCGCGGCCCGATTGGTCGCGCCCTGCTCCAGCAGCTCGATAAGGCGGCTGCGGGTGGCGTCGTCGAGAGTGGTCACGTGCGGGGACCCTTCGGGATGGTGTGGCGGATGTATCCGGCGAGGCGGGTGATGCGACCGGCGAAAGTGATCGCGTCGTCCGGGCCGAGCAGGGGATCGACCTGGTGGTCGATGGGGAGCTCGGCTAGCAGCGCCTCGCGGGTGCCGTCGGCCCCGGCGGCCCGAATGGCACGCTCGTACTCGGGCATGTCGTCGGACGCCTCGGCGTGGTCGAGGCGCAGCACCGACGCAGCGTGCGCGGCGAGCAAGAGTCCTACCTCGACGTGGTTCTCGGCGTACGAGATGGCGAGGTCGTCGAGCAGCGGGGCGAGCAGCTGGTCGCGTACCGGCAGGCGGACGTGGTGCCCGTCGGCGGTGAGGCTGGGGCGCATCATCGGCCGGCCTCAGTGAGCTCGGCGGGCCCGAACGCGTTGTACAGCGGGGTGAGTCGGCCGCGGTGGACGTCGTATCGCTGCTGTCGGGCCCAGTTCGCGCGGCTGTACTGCTGCCGCAGGATGTCGCGGGCTACGCGATGTGCGGTCTGACTGCCAGTGGGGCGGCCGTGGTTGTCGGTGATCAGGACGACGGTGGCCATGCGGGGGACACCGGCCCGGTCGGTCCAGACAGGAGTGAGGCGGACCCTGGCGGCATCGGGGGCCAGGGCGGCGAGGGCGCGGGCGATCCGTACGGTGCGGATTGCGTCGGCGGCGCGAGGGGTGCGGCGGCCGGTACGGTTGGGGTTCACGAGGCGGTGCCTTTCCGTGGTCGTGATGGGTCGTCCGGGTGCATCCGGGCGGCCCTTTGTCATCTGTTCAGGCGGCGGCGCGGTGGCTCGGGAGGGTTCGGGCGGCCCGGTCGGCACGGATCGCCCGTTCCAGTTCGGCGAGCGGCAGACCACCGGGCGAGTAGCAGGCGCGGGCTGCGTCGGCGACCGTCATGCGGTCCATGGAGTCCAGGCCTGCTCGCCAGATCCGGGCTGCTGTCCGGATCGCGGTGCGCCGGAGGAATAGGCGGTCAGCGTCGGTCATGCCGCGTCCGCGGGGAACAACTGGGCAGACGTGACGCCGTAGATGCGTTCGATGTCGGCGAGCGAGGGGCCGGACGGGACGCCTCGGCCGCTGGTCCACCGACGCACGGTGACGTACGGGGTTTCGAGCCGTTCAGCGATGGCCACGGCTGTGGTGTCGCCAAGGGCGGCAGCAGCGGCGCGCAGGGGGAGAGGAGTGAAGCCCACGAGCGTTCCTTCGGTACATGCGTGATCGTGTTTCGATCACGCATGGAACATAACACAGACCGATCACGCATGGAACGAGTGATTCAACTCTTGACGATCAGGCGAGGGTGGTGTGACGTTGTGTGAGCACGATGTGGGGAACTCGTGCATATTCGAATGCCTGACCGATACAGTGGCGCGTACGTTCGTGGAAACCGGCGGGGGGAAGGCAAGGCGTGCCCAAAACTTGCGCGACCAGTACTAAGAACCGTTCACGCGCGATACATTGCCGCTATGACAAACGGCTCGCAACCCGAACCCCCACTCACCGCATCAGTCGGCGAGTGGCTGCGCTGGGCGCTCCCACGCTACGGATACGACCCCGCCGAACGAGGGACCCGAGCCCGCTTCGCTGAGGCATCCGGCATCCCTGCGGCCACCGTCTCGCGACTACTCGGAGACACCGGACAGCCCGACATTCGCACCCTGCTCGCTGTGGGCCAGACCCTCAACGTCCCCGTCCTACCCCTCATCGCCCGCGCCGGCCTCCTTCCCCCGGAGGAGATTGCCGCGGACAAGAAAAAAGCCAGACGCCCCGCTTCGCCTCACGAGGCACTCGAAGCGCTGGGCGTCACCGACACCGCCGACCAAGCAGCAGTGCTCAGCATGATCCGCGCACTCCACGCGAAAGACGCCGGGGAGAGCGCCCCCTAAGGAAGAAGGCCCGCACGTGTCCGTGTCCACTCGCAGCCCGTACCTGACTGCTGCGCTCTCCGCTCTCACCCTGGTGGTCGGCCTCACCATCCTGATCACTGGTGCAGTGACAACGACCGCCATCGGGCCCGTCATCGGAACCGGCATAACCGTCACGATGCTCGGGGTGCTGGCGACAGCGGCAACCGGCTACCGGGCAGTGCAGACGACCATTCGGAAACAAGTTGCGGACGCCGACACCGCAGCACTTGTGCGGGCCGTCATCCAGCACGACACACAACTCATCACCGCGCCGAGCAACGGCACCGTAGTAGTTGACTTCGAAGCTGCTGCCCGGCGCCCACGGGAGACCGCAACGTGACACTGATCCCCACCACATTCCAGGGCTCCCAGGCAGCAGCCGGGGAGCCCTGGATTGGTTACATCCGAGTCAGCACCTACTACGAAGACAAGATCAGCCCGGACATTCAACGGTCGTCCATCCAGGCCTGGGCCGACCGCAACGGCAAGCGCATCGTCGGGTGGGTCGAAGACCTCGACATGACGGGCCGCAACTTCAAGCGCAAGATCATGGGGGCCATCAAGTCTGTCGAGGACGGCACGGCCCGCGGCATTGCCGTATGGCGGTACAGCCGATTCGGCCGATCGCGCCACGGCAACGCCCTCAACCTCGCCAGGCTGGAAGCAGTCGGCGGGCGCCTCGAATCTGCAACCGAGGCAGTCGACACAAGCACCGCATTCGGACGCCTCCAGCAGGGGCTGGCGTTCAAGTTCGCAGAGTTCGAGTCGGACCGTATCGGCGAGCAGTGGGCCGAAACCATGGAGAACCGGCGCAACCGCGGGCTGCCGTCCACCGGCAAAAAGCGCTGGGGGTACATCTGGCATCAGCGGCGCCTCGATGACGACGGCGTGCTGCACCCGGAGTGGTACGAACCCGATCCGAAACTGGGTCTCCTGGTCACGGACATCTACCAGCGGATAGCCGACGGCAGGACCATGAACTCGGTCATCCGGCAGTTGGGCAGTGAGGGATACGTAGGGACCCGAGGTGTGCCGTGGCGGCAGAGCAGCCTCACGAAGTATCTCGACTCTGGCTTTGCGGCCGGCTGGATCCGCTACCACCCGACAGACTGCGACTGCCCACCCACCGACCCCGACGGCAAAGCATCACGCACCGCGCTCTGCCCTGTACGCATCTTCATCCCAGGCGCCCAAGAGGTCATCGTCAAGGAAGACGTCTGGGAGGCGTACAAGGAGCAGCGCGAAGTCGCACGGAAGACCCCCGCCAGGGTCCGCACCTCCCCATATGCCTCGTCCGGGCTTGTCCGCTGCGGCCGGTGTGGTGGCGGAGCGAACATTTGCAATGGCGCCACTCACGGCGCCGGGGGCGTGCTCATCAACAAGCCGGGGTACCTGCACCGGTGCTCGACGCGCAGCGACTCGGGCAGCTGCGACGGCGTGTACATCAAACGCGCCGTCGTGGAATCGGCAATCCTCGAACGGCTGGCGGAGATGGCGGCAGAGATCGAAGCCGACGCCGCGACGATCCCGCAGCAATCCGCGCCGGCCGACGAAAACCGTGCCGAGCGCACCCTGACCGCGAAACAGCAGCTGTCCGGCCAGCTCGACGAGATCGCGCGAGAGATGGACCGCCAGACCAGTCTCGTCAGCCGCGGGATCATCCCCGAAGAGTCGTACGTGCGGGAGCGGGACCGGCTCACCTCCGAACAGCTCTCGATCACCGTTCAGCTTGCCGAGCTCGACCAGGCCCCGGAGGAGACGACCGACCGCGCCGCGCTCCTGCCAGTGATCCGGGGGTTGCTGGGTCGCTGGGAGCTCACGCCGGTCGAGAGTCGGCAGACGATGCTCAGGACCGTGCTGCGGGGCGTATGGGCGTACCCCAAGCGCGAGCAAGGGCTTATGACCCTTCCCCCCTACGCCGTTGCCGTGGCTGTGTGGGAGGACCCCCCAGCCCTCTGGGGCCCGCGCGGCACGCAGCCGACGGCATAACCGCAGGTCAAGACGAACGGGTTACAGTTTCCTCTTTGAGCAGATTGGAAAGTGAAGAACGCTCTTCCGACATGAGTGCACCGTCCCGGTGGTGTAGACCAATCTTCGTTTGGTCGATTGTCTGGCGGCCGCGGAGGCGGGTCAAGCCCTTCCCGATCCTCGCACCCGGCATGTTCCACCTCAAAGCACGGCGGCCCCTGAACTTCCGTTCAGGGGCCGCTCGTTTTGGCGCCTACGGCTCGCGACCTTGACGCCGGAAGTAGTGAATCACGTGCGTGCAAGATCCATCAATATACGGTCTACCGTAACGACAAATGATCATGAGCCGCACACCGTAGGACAGTGCGCCCCGAATCGCCCGAAGAACTCCTCGACTACCGGCGGCACGTCGGCGACCAGGTACGCGCCATCCGACTAGCTGCCAACTGCACGCAAGAGCGGTTGGCCGGCCGCGCCGGTCTGGAAAAGCAGGCGATCAGCCAGATCGAGAACGGACACGCGTCCCCGCGGCTCGACACCCTGTGGCGCATCGCTTGCGCCCTGGACGTCACCGTCGCCGACCTCGTACGGCAGTAAGCCCGCCCGGACCCCGGCCGCCGCCGGCCTCGGGTACGGGCGGGAGCTCAGCTGCGCCACGTTGTGCCGGGATGGTCCCAGGAGTCGCGCGTGTAGGGGTCGTAGTGGTCACCCTTGTGGCGGGGGTCCCTTCGGCAGCGCGCCCCGGTCTTCGGGTCCAGGTCCCAGCAGACGTGGGTGATGACCGCGGTCGACTCGGTCCTCATCCCCGTACCGCCCGCCATGCGCGACCGAGCCGTGCAGCCGTGAGGCAGGGCGCCCCGGCGCGACAGCCTGCGCAGGTCACGGTGTGGCCGATGAGCTTGCGGTACACCGTCTCAGCACGGCCGCCGCGTTTCGTCAGTGTGATCATCCGAAGTGCTCCGCTCCGACGCGCGGGCCGAGTGCCGCACGCAACCGTGCCGGGTCGACCAGTAGGCCGCTCCCGTCCGGCGGGCTGATCCAGTGGGGGCCCGGCGGCTCGATCATGGTGGGGACCGGCACGGCCAGCCAGCAGGTATCGCCGAGCAGCTCGGTGCCTGGGCAGTCCCACACCGTATCGGTCGGGACGAGGAAGAAGACGCAGTGGCCGGCGGGGTCGTGAACGACAGGGCCGGTGACGTCGTGCGCAGCTGCGGCCGAGAGCCCGTCGTGCTCGGGAACCTTGATCGCCGACCATCGGCGGCCGAGTGGCAATAACAGAATCTTGGCGCCGCTGATCCAGCGGGCAGCGTGTTCGGCGTCGGGGTCGGCCTCGGCGAGCCAGGCCCCGGCGGCTGCGGTGGTGTCAGACATGACGATCCCCTCACACAGGTGGATGTGAGGGGATCGTCGCGCGAAAACGTCGGGGCGTTCCGCACAATCTGTGGGGATGATTTTCTGTCACAACTCTTGACAGAGCGTCACACGCCAGTCCATCGAGCGAACCCGGCAATCGTGTCGTCCTGGTGCCGGTCAAGCCGTACAAGCGCCGCTGCGGTGCTCCGTACGGTCGGGTGGAATCGGGTATGCACAGGGCTGATCCCTCGTGCCACCGCAAGATCGGCGAAGGCGCCGCGCCGGTCGCCCTCTGCAAGCCGGGCCGAAGCCACATCAATGTGGTGATGCGAAGCGCGTTCAGCCGCGATTCCCGCCGGGAGCTCCCACTCTGTACGGTCCTGCTCCGCTCCCCACTCCCGCAGCCGCGCGAGTGCCTGCGCTGTGTCGCCCATGTCGATCAGCGCTGCCACCTCGTGGATGCGGACGTTGGTCGGCCCGAAGCTCATCTCGTAGTGCGTGGTGTCCGCGCGGAGCATGCCCGCTGCCGTGCGGGCCTCGGTAAGACGTTGCGTCGCCCACTCCGGCCGGCCGTCGCGCGCTTCGAGGATTGCCAGCTTCAGGAGTACGGCGCCCTGCACGGCGACCTGCGCCTCGGTGAGAGCCTCTTCAGGGGCGAGGCGCTCGATTTCGCGCTCCAGCCCCTCCAGCAGGCGGCGTGCCGATCCGAACGCGCCCATCCTGACCATGGCCCCGGACTTCAGGTACGCAGCCGTCACCTGCATGAGGGGGTCACCGGACCGGTCCGCAGCCCAGTGGACTCGCTCAACCGCTGTGAGGCTCAAGTCGTGGTATCCGAGCTTGTGCGCCAGCGAGTTGGTGGCCCGGTAGCCGCGGGCGAGCCACCAGAATGCCTGGCGCTGCTGCTCGCCTTGGGTGGACAGAGCAGTGTGGGTGAGCTCGGCGAGCAGGCCGGGGAGCAGCGGGCCCATGGGGACGTACTGCCCGTCTTGCCGCATCTGTGTGACGTGGTCCATCTCGGCGGCGAGGACCGGAAGCGGGCGGGGGGCAGTTACTAGGTCGTCGGGGTTGTCGTACGTGAGGAGGATGCGGCGCAGTTCGGGGATGACGGCCTGGACCTGGTCCTCGGTTTCGGCGCCGTTGATGAACGGCTGGCCGGTGATTCTGTCTGGGCCGACGGCGAGCGCCTGGGCGAGCTGGGCGATCAGGCCGGGGTTCGGTGTGCGGTCGCCCCGTTCGACCTTCTCCAGAAGGCTCACGGAGATGGCGACTCGGCCGGCCAACTGCCGCACGGAGAGCTGCCGAACCTTGCGCAGCTCGCGGATCCGTTGGCCAACGTGGTGTGTGGTCATCCTGCCCCCTGTACGCGTGTGTCCGGACTGCCAGAGTACGAGCGCGGCCGCGTCCTGTCGGCGTCCAATTCGTAAACTCTCCTGAACGCGCGAAAGTGCCCCTCCTGCCGGAAGGCAGGAGGGGCATGGTGCACGGGGGTGCTACTCGTCGAGGGTGCGGCGGGTCCGCTCGTCGACGCGGTCGACGGCGTCGCGCAGGCTGCTTCCCGAGTTGGGGTGCAGCTCGTGCTGGACGGCAGCGAGTTGCTGCTCCATTGCATCGAGGCGCGTCATGACGCCCGGGCGCCCGGGGACGCCGGGGCGGTCGGGGGTGCCCTGCCAGTCGTCGGCAAGGTCGCCGAGCCGTTCGGCGAGGCGGCGTGCGCCTCTGCTCGCCCGGTAGAGCAGGCCGAGGGCGCCGCCGGTTGCGGTGATGACGCCGCACCAGACGATGGCGAGGTCGACGCCGGAAACTCCGGTGCTCACGTGTGCGACGCCCCCTCGTCGACCAGGCCGAGGCCGACGCGGTCGAGCAGCTGCTCGACTGCGGGCAGTGCCATGATGCGGGCGGTGCCGCTGGCGACGGCGAGGCCGCCGGCGACCCATGGCAGTGTCTCGGGTATGCCGGACGCGGCCACGATTGCGGGGAGCGCGGCGGCGAATCCGGCGGTGGCCTGTATGGCGGTGCGGATGGTCCGCTTGGTGCTGTCCTGCATGGCGTGGCTCACTTTCCGTAGGCGATGCGGTGGAGGGCGGCCCAGCCGCGCGGGCCGATTGCCGGGTCGTGGGTCTTGCCCTTGGCGCGGTATGTGGGGTGGGCGTTGTGGAACCGGGCGACCGCGGCCTGAGTCTGCGGGCCGTAGTTGTCGGCCTCGGGCACGCTCTTGGTGAGGTATCTGGCGGTCTTGAGCGCGCGCTGCAAGCTGCGCGCTGACGGCTTCGTGCGGCCCGGGGCGAGGCCTGCCGGGAACTTCGGCGGGGTGTAAGGCTTCGGCGTGCTCGGCTTCGGCGGGGTCGAGGGCTTGCTCGGCGCGGTCGGCGCGGTCGGCGCGTGGTCGTCGTCGAGCAGCTCGGCGACGCGGGCGCGGATCTTCGCCATGGTGAGCGCCGGGCCTCCCACCTTGCCGATCGGGCCGCGCGGGTCGACCTTGCCCGGCTGCCACTCGTTGTGGCCGATGACGGACTCGGCGCTCCACCCGTGTGCGCGGCAGATTCCAGCGGCGGCGCGGGCGATGGCCTCGACCTGCGCCTCGGGCCACGGGTCCTTGCCGTCGCCGAGGTTGATGCACTCGAACCCGTAGAAGTGGCTGTTGCCGTCGGTGTTCGCCTCGTTGTCGGCCGGTAGCGCGCGCTCGGCGATGACCGCGGCAAGTACGTCGTCATCGCCGAGACCGGCGTGATTGGCGCGCCCGTAGCCGACCAGGTGCACGCGGCCGGCCTTGTCGATTACGCCGTGACAGAGCGGGCCGGGCAGGGTGCTGTAGCCGTCGCGGCAGATGGCGACCGAGCTGGCGACGCCCGACGTAACGGTGTGGTGGATCATGATGCCGTTCATGGGTCCCCACGCCCCGTGGCCGGCGCGGTTGTGGGTGCGCCAGGATCCGACCTCGACGACGTCGACGCCCTCGCCGCGCAGGGCGGACAGGAACGTGGACGGGGTGAGCGGTGTTGCCATGGGCGTGTCTCCAGACATGCAAAAGGCCCCGGCCGGCAGGCTCGGGGCTTCGGGGTTCGGGGCGGGTCAGGCTGGTACTTCGATGGCCATCCAGTCGATCACCGTGGCCGTGTTCGTTGACCGGGCGGCCCAGGCCGTAAAGCCGGAGGCCGTCTGGTTTGAGTAGCTGACCTCCAGGAGGACGCCCGGGGTGGTTGATCGGCCGGTCACGAAGATGTTGGGCGTGTTCGTGAAGAACCCTGCTGGGAAGGTCACGGCGATGGAGTCCCGGAAGTAGGCCGCGTTGAAGAAGGTGTTCGTGATGGACGTGGAGAAGTTGATGGTCACGGTTCCGGCGAGCACCCCGGCGCGCAGCCGATTGGCAGTGATCTTCATGCCGGGCTGCCATGGATATGGCATGGGCTCCTCCTACAGGGCGACGATGCTGGGCTGGGCGAGGGCTACGTCCGTGCCCGCGGTCTGGGCTTTGACGATGTTGTTGGTGGAGCGGATCACCGTCATCGTCTGCGGGCTGGTCGAGACAACCGATGCGTCAGGGACCAGCCGGATGCCCCACCAGTACGAGATATCCGTTGCTGTCGCAGACGCTCCGACTCGGGCCCGGGGCCGTGCCCGGGATGACAGTGCGGGGGCTGTATTGGTGAGGGTGAGGAACGTCCAAGCTCCTGCGGGAACGGCGACAGCGACCGACGTGCCGCTGGAGATCAGCACATTCGAGGCATCGAAGAAATCCGTAACGACGCGCATGTCGGACCATCCGGCAGGCGAGTAGACCCATCCGGACGCGGTGTATGAGGCGCCGGGGGTGATGCTGCCGATAGGCGTATTTACTGCCAGGTTGGCCGAGGCAGACGCGGCGCCGGTAGGGGTGATCAGCATCGAGGCGACTGCTCCTGCGGTGCTGTTGACGACAGTCGTCACGTAGGAGAGCGAAGCGGACTGCGCAACCCAGCCGTTGAGGTCGGTGAGAAACAGCGCGTTCGGGTTGAGGACGCTGCCAGCCCCCACCGCGGTGACGACCTCGCCGCCCATCTCAAGATCGAACGGGTACTCGCGGGGGTCGGTCACCCACACCGGGCCGGCCGTAGTGGCTACCGACAACGTCGTAGCCGACGAGGTGACGGACGATGCCAGTTGCGACCCGTCCGTGTCCACGCGGCCCAGCACCGGATCCTCAACCACACCGACGGTCCAAGGGCCGGCCGGGGAGCAGTTGAGGGTCAGCGTCCACTCGAACTGGCCGAGGACCTCGGTGTATCCACGGATGTGCTGGTCGATCAGGCCGGGTGGCAGCCACGGCGGAGGATGCGCGATGGTGAGCCGGTCCCCGATGTCCATGGCGAGCACCCGTGGGATCAGGTGCGGTGCGGCGTGCAGCCACATCGTGATGACCGGGTAGCGGGCCTCGTCCCAGGTGCCGAGGTGCGTTCGCCAGTACGCGATCTGCGGGGCCTGGTCGTCGGTGTACAGGGACAGGGTGACCGATTCGTCGTACAGGCCGACGCCGAGTGGTGGCGGCTGCACGGACAGCGGCCCGTCGGTGACGATGCTGCGCCCCGAGGAGCCGCCGTCGCGTTGCACGGTGGCGTCGTTGCGGATGTGCTGGTCGTCCTCGACCGGTTCCAGCGGTGGTGGGACCTCGCCCTTCGCGTTGTAGTCCAGGGAGATCGCGGTGGGCTGGTTGTACAGGGAGGTCCGGTCTCTGAAGATCAGGCCGAGGCGGTCCCGGTCCTCGTACAGGATCCCTCCGTCAGCGTCGGCTGCCTCCTCGATGAGAGTGAGGAGTGTGTCCGGGCGCTGCGGTCCCATGCGCGCGGAGCTGACAGTCGTGTCCCCGTCCACCGTCCGCACCTGGATGTTCGCCGCTTCTTCGGTGTCCAGCCGGGCGAGGCGGTCGATGGCCGTCTCACCGTTGAAGCCGTCATCAGCGCCGTTGAAGATGGTTGATCCGGGGAACTCGGAGAGCGACGCCGACGCCGCGGGAATGTCGAACACGGCGAGATGCCCGAGGGCCAGTCCCTCGGTGGCTGCACCCCAGGATGCGGATACCCCGGTGACGGCGCCCTGCGTCCCGGTGTAGGTGGTGGTGGCGTTCCACCGGCTGTTGTCGGCGATGTTGCGCCAGCCCGCGAACAGGCGGACTGTGCCGGCCCCGTTGTCCGCGGTGAAGATGGCCAGCCGGTTCCACTTCCCCCAGAAGTCCGCGACGGCACCGGGGTCCACGGACAAGAAGGCGTTGAGTACGGCGTCGTTGGCGTCACGTGCCTCGACGCGGATGCCGGCCGTGCTGGCGTACACCACTGCGGTGGTCATGACCGAACCGGCGACGTTGACGCGCATGATCTCCGACTGCACGACAGGCAGTGTCGGCAGGTAGTAGACGAACTCCACCTGCCAGCCGGACTGGGTGCTGAGCGGGACTGTGCCCGCCAGGCTGGCCAGAGCGGACACCTTGGGCAGGGGGTTCGAGCCGCTCAGCGAGTCGTCGGCCGCGAACTCCACCCCGGACAACGTCAGCGACCGCACGCCTGCCAGGGGCGAGGATGCGGTGTTTGCTTCGCTGCCGTCCTCCATCGGCCAGTACGCGATCAGATCCGGGTCGGACGGCACGCGACGACGCAGGGTCGATTCGAGTGCCTTCTTTCCCTGGCCCAACTTGCGGGTCGGGCCGGCCGCCTCGATCGGCACCCACACGTCGTTCCCGGACACGTCCCACCGAGGGGGCCATGAGCTGATCTCGCCGGTGAACCTGTACTGCCTGTTGCTGATCGCTGCGGCCCCGGCGAGCGCCCACACCCGCCCGGCCGAGTCGGTGAACCCGGAGGTGCCCGGGGAGAGCGCCCGGAGATCAGGCGACGCCACAACGGCGCCACCGATCCCCGAGCGGACCTCGGCACGGTGCACCCGCCCGTCGATGGGCACCACGCCTGTCGCGGCGATCGGAGCGACCTCGAGCGGTGCGGTACCGGCAAAGATGCTCGTGATGCTGGCACCGATGAGCGGACTGCCGATCATGGTCCAGGGTCCGTCCATCGACGGCGCCCAGTACATGGCCACGGTGTATCCGCCGGCCCCGTTGTTGACGTCCAGGGTGGCGCGCAGTGCGGCCCGCCGTGGCAGCGCAGGCAGCGGCTGAGAGGCGAACAGTGAGGCCGACCCGGCAACGCTCCAGTTGAGAGTGAGCAGACCGGGTTCGAGACGCAGCAGGTACGACCTCTGGTTCGTCGCCGAGATCCACTTGCCGATAAGCGACTGGCTGGTGCGGGCGGTCCAGTCCGCGGTCACCTCGACCCGCAGGTCGAGGTCGCCGACGATGTCGAGCGCCGCCACATCCGGCGTGCGGGCATACGAGGTAGTCGCCCCGTCCAGGCTGAGGTACGACTCCTGCCCCGGCACGGACACCCGCACCGGGGTGTTCCTGCCGATGAGCCCGTAGTACGGGCTCATCGGGTTTCGTGGGGAGTACTTCCCAGAGCGGTTGTTCAGGGTCAGGGAGCATTTCGAGGGCTCCCCGGTGCTCGCCTCGTCAGCCGTCCCCCGCTCGATCGTGATCGGGTCCCGGGTGTAGGTGTCTGCGGTGACGTCGACCCAGGCCGAGTTCACCTGGATCTCCGTCCGCACGTCCAGCGGAGTGATCGGGAACGCCACGGTTACCCCTTTCCTGTGCCGAACGCCAGCTGAACGCTGCCTCGGCCGTCCTTGCGGACGATGCCGCGCAGGAACTTCTTGACCTCTTCAGGGCCCGCCAGCTCAATACGGACCGTCTGTGGTGCACTCGCGCTCATCAGTGGCGCGGCCTGTACCGGGCTCATCCGCCGGCCGACCGCCTGCGCACCCGAGGACGGGGGCGGCTGCACCACCTCGGCCATGGCCCGATCCAGGCTGCCCTGCCCGTCAGTCATGCCCTGCATGATCCCGGCGGGGATCCACCGCCCAACCTCGTCCGCGAACACCTTGGACGGGCTGTGGATGCCGAGCGCCTTCTTGATCGCCTTCGCCATCGAGGTACCGATGGAGGCCATCTGCTTCTCGATCTCCTTCTGCTGCGACTTGAGACCCTTGATCAGACCGTTCGCAGCCTGGATCCCCGCCCCGTACATGGCCGTTCCCGCCGTGTCGCCTGCCTGTGTGGCAGCGCCCACCAGTTGCTTCTGGGTGGCGTTGATCTGGGAGATCTGCGACGCGGACGCGGTGGCCAGTGCGGCGGCCGCACCGGAGCCCTGCTCGACCCCGGCCTGCGCGATCTGTGCGATCAGGTCGCTGCTGACGCCCTTCTTCTTCAGAGTGGCGAGCTGCTGGGCGAACTGCTTTGCCTGCTGCATCTTCGCGGTCAGGTTCGCCAGGATCGATGCGGCACTGACCTGCCCGCCGGTCGCGTTCGCGGTGATGTTCGCGGAGTCGAGGACGCCCTTCTTCACGTCCGCGGCGAGTTTGTCCCGCGCCTTGATCTGGTCAGCCAACGCCTTCGTCGCGGTCTTCATCTTCGCCGCGAGGGAGACCTCCTTGTTGGCGAGCTTGACGAGCTTCGCCGACCCGGAGCTGATCACCCCGAGCGCCTTGGACCGCTTCTTGCCAGGGGCTAGACCGGCTTTCACGATGTCCGCCAGCTTTGTGGCCGCGGCCTTGACCTGCTTCGACGACCCGGTGAGCCCGTCGACCAGGCCCCGGGCGATCCACTGCCCCTGAGCCTTGGTGACCTTCGACGGGGACGCGATGCCCAGCGCCTTCGCGATCGGGCCCGGGATCATGTCCCTGGCCCAGCCGAGCAGCTTGCCCCGGATCCATCCGCCCATGCCCTGGATGCCGTTCCACAGGCCCTGGACGATGTTCTTGCCCTTCTCGTACAGCAGGGCTCCGAGGTTGCCGAGCGCGGCTCTGATCCGCCCGGGCAGGCCTCGCACGTAGGCGATGATGCCCACGACCTTGTTGACCAGACCGGTCTTGATCTTCTCCCAGTGGTTCAGGAAGAAGCTGACGAGCTTCCAGCCGACGATGTAGTTCAGGATGAACTGGCCGACCTGCTTGATCTTTGTCCAGAGCCAGTCCCAGACCCGCCCGCTCACTTCCTTGATCCGGTCCCAGTTCATGACGATCAGGACGACCAGGGCGATGACCGCGGCGATGACCCAGCCGATGGGGCCCATCGCGATCAGCCACTGCGCGGCCATGACCGCGGCCCAGGCCACCGCCCGCGCAGCCATCATGAGGAACTGCGCGGCGGCCGTGATCCCGGCCCGGATCACCGCGGCGATCCAGGTGCCGATCGATACCAGGGCGCTGCCGACCCAGGCGCCGGCCGTGGTAGCGGCGGACACCACCGCAGCCCCGGCGATGCGGGCGTAGGCCATCAGGCCGACCGCCATCATCCGCGTCCACCCGGCGATCGCCCGGTACGTCGCCGAGTTCATAAGGTTCGTGGCAGCGGTGCTAATCGCCGTGTACGTGGCGTACAGCTTCTGCGCGATGGAGACCGTCACGACGATTGCGGCAAGGCCCGCCAGCCCGTAGGTGAGGGGGATGAACGCGGACTGGTTGCGGGTCGCGAACTGGACGAACGTCCCGGTGATGGCGGCGAGTTTCTGCACCGACTGCCGCTTGAACTTGTCCAGCGCCTTGGCAGGGCTGTCGCCCAGCGTCTTGGTGGCCTTGCCTGCCGCTCCCTCGACCTTGCCCAGGGCGGCGACCGCTGTCGACGGGTCGAGCGAGTACAGACTCTTCCCGAGGTCTTCTGCCTTGGTCCCGAACAGGGCAACAGCGGCGGCCTCTTGGGCCACCGGGTCGTCCATGGCGCGCAGGCGTTCCAGGACGACGTCCAGGCCCTCGGTGGCCTTCTTGCCGCCCTGGCCGATCTGGGCAGTCATCTCCTGGGCGTTGAGGCCGAGGGCCTTGAACCCGGCCGCCGACGCCGTCGATCCGTCGATCGCCCGAATGCTGAACTCCTTGATGGCGTCCGCCACGGTGTCGGCGTCCCGGGCGCCGGCCTTCAGCCCTTGGGAGAGCAGACCGGTCGCGGTCTGCCCGTCCAGGCCGAACTTGCGGAACTGAGTGCCGTACTCCGTGACCGTGTCGAGGAGGTCGTCCGCCTTGTTCGTGCCGGTCTGGAAACCTCGGGTCAGGATGTCGAGGGCCTCATCGGCGTTGTCCGCCAGGCCGGTCTTGATCATCTGGCCGACCGCCGCGGTGGTGCCCGCAAGGTCCTGGTCGAACGTCTCGGACAGGGCGAGGACCTTGGTGGTCACGCCCTCCAGTCCGCCTTCGGCCTGGGAGGTGTCGCCGATCTGCTGGTAGACGCCCTTGATGGCCTCGTTCACGTCGGCGGTCGTCTCGCCCCACGCGTTGCCGTACACGCTGGCCGAGACCTTCGAGAGCTCGGCGGCCTCGGCCGGCCCGACACCCAGCTGTGCCGCGAGCTTGGCGTTCGCGGCCTCCATGTCCAGGTTCGCCGCGACCCCGACACCGAGGGCGACCCCGATGCCCGCGCCGATCGTCGCGGACGCCTGGTTGAACCGGTCGCCCATCCGCTCCACGACGGCGGACGCCCGGTCGCGGGCCACCAGGTTGAACACCAGTGACGTATCGCTCACGACTCACCTCTTCAGTTGTCGGCGGCCGCCTCGTCGGTGGCCCGCTTGTACTCGTCCAGCCAGGCGAGAGCGGCGTCCGTCTCGTCCACGGTCATCAGCTGCCACTGCCACGGCTTGATGCCGAGGAGGTGGGCGGCGTTGCCGAGCTGGCTCAGTCGGCGATCGGCAGCGCTGCTTTTCCCACGGCCTCGGTGTCGTCGAACGCCTCGTCCATGTTCTTGTCGATCACGGACAGAGACGCGGCGAGCTCGTCACCGTGCTGGGACTCCAGGACGTTCTCCCGGAACTGCTGCCACTCCTGGCGGGAGTACTCCAGCTTCAGCTCATCCCACGCGAAGTCGACGTCCTCGAACTTGGTCTTGGGGTGCTCGCGCCGCAGGTAGGTGAACAGCAGCGCCCTCCGGCACAGGCTGTTGCCCTGCAGGACAGCCGTGGTGAACTCCGAGAAGTTCCGGCCGGTGCGGCGCTCCAGGTCCTCCCGCTCCACGGACATGAGCTTGCGCGGGTCGTAGCGCCACCGCGTCGCCTCCGGCTGACCCTCGGGCTGGTAGACGAGGAACATGGGCACTTCTCCTTATCGGGCCCGCGCAGCGAGGCGGCGGGCCATGTCTTCCATTGCTTCGTGGACCGCGGCCCGGTAGGCGGCGGCGTCGTTCTCGAAGGCCTCGTCGAACCAGTGGCGCTTGCCGTACTGGGTACGCCACGGCTCGTGGCCGTAGGTGAGGGTCCGCCACCCGCCATCGCGGCGGTTCGTGCGCTTCGGGGCGTTCGCGAACCCGCGCAGCCCCGGAGTCTTGAACGCTTTGACTCGGGCCCCGGTCCACCGGCCGCCGAGCTTGACCTCGGGGCGGATCTTCTTCGCGATTCCCGCGCGGAGCCCGGCGCCCATTCCGGTGCCGGCCGACGGCATCGCCATGATGCCGCTCTTGGCCATCGCAGCACCGGGCTTGAGGGCCTCGCGCATGTTCTTCGCGAGCTCCTTGCGGAGCAGCTTGCCGTCCTCTTCCCGGCGGATCGCCCGCACCAGGGCATCCAAGCCCTCGTGCGTGCACCGCAGGTCGAACGGCGGGCCCGCGCCGGCCATCAGGCGATGGCGCGGGTCACGGCTCCGGACGTCGGGTAGCCGACCGACACGGACGCCTCATCGCCGACGGACCCTTCGATGGGGTTCCATCCGTTGATGAGGACGGATCCCGCCCACTGCGGGTTCGACGGGCCCGCGACCGCACTGTCGAGGCGGACGACGAACGGCACGACGGTGCCGAGCAGGGGCCACATGATGCTGTCGATCTTCGTTGCGGCGACGTCCTGCAGGAACTCAAGGCTGAGCTCACCGGACTTGAGACCGCCGATCACTTCCTTCCACCCGAGGCTCGCGTAGGTGGTGACTTCCTTGTCTTCCACCTCGACGCTGAGCTCGGCCTTGCGGGTGTAGCTCGACAGGTCAGTGCCGTTGATGCTGACGAACGCTGCCAGCAGGACCATCTTGGCCATTGGGATACCCCTTTCCGGGCATGGCGATCAGCCCGGGACCGGCGGTCTCCGGGCTGTGGTGAGGGACGGGACAGCTACCGCACGCCCAGCGAGACCGCGAACATGAAGCTGGGCGTGGCCCCGGTGATGGTCCAGGCGACGCGGTAGTGGGTATCGGCGATGGCCGTGCCGTCACCGCGCAGGATCTGACCGCCCGGGGCAGTTGCCGCGCCGAAGGTAAGGCGGGTGGTGGGCGTGGTCATCGCGGCATCGCCGGACTCGATCCGGGCCGTGATCGACGGCGTCGTACCGGCCACCGACAGGACGTGCAGAGCGGCGTACAGGCGCTTGCCTGCCGGGATGGAGCCGAGCTGTACGGCGGTACCCGTGCCGGTTGCGGTGCGGGCCAGGCCCGGCGGGTGGGCGATCTGCCCGCGCACCAGCGGCCACGAACTCTTGACGGTGCCGGACCACGGGGCGACCTCGCCGACGGCATCGCCGACCTTGTAGTCGGCGCGCATCCCCGCGGTGACGTACGCCAGCGCGCCAACGATGGAGTCGTTCGGGCAGACGGTGTACGGGCCGACACCGCCGAGCGTGGCCCACGAGGCGTCATCGACCTTCGATGGGTCCCCAGCCTCCCACTGTCCCTCGGCGCTGATCTCGGCCGAACCGAGCCCGCCGATCACTTCCTTCCACCCGCCCGAGCGGTAGTTAGTGGTCTCCTTGTCCTCGATCTCCGAGGTCAATTCGATCTTGTTGGAGGCGCCGGACAGGTCGGCGCCCGGCGCGAACAGTCGCGCATCGAGCAGCACGAATTTGCCCACGTCAGTTCCCCTCTCCGATGACCTGGATGATGAGCTCGGCCCCCACGTACTGCGTGCCCTGATGCTCGTACCAGCGGTATCCCTGCACGCGCTTGACGTGCAGGTCGTGCGCCAGGCCGCCGAGCGCGTAGTCACCGGGAGCGCCGCGGGCGGCCTCGATCGCGGCCTTCAGTGAGGCGGGCCCGGCGCCGGACAGCAGGCCGTCGAGGATGGCTTGAGCGCTTCTGTCGTCGGCGCGGCTGACCAGCACCCGGCAGGTGAGCTCCACCTCGTCGAGGCTGCGGCCCATCGCCTTGTCGAAGTCGACGGTGTACTCGCCGACAAAGAAGTGGGGCGTCGTCACCGCGTCCGGTACGTAGCCGGTGCACGTGAGCTTGGCTATCCCGGCGGGCAGGACAACGACGCGGGCGGCGTCCGCGATGGCGTCACGGATTGCTGACGGCTGCACGGCGGCCTCCCTTGCGGGGCTTGTCCGCGCTGACCATCTCGGCCACGCCTGCGCTGACGAGGTGGGCGGCGGCCGCGGTGGGCAGGTCGGCTTCTTCGCCCTTGGCGGGCCAGGGTTCGCCGTCCCTGGAGCCGGTCATTTCGACCAGCATGCGGATCTTCATGGGGCCTCCTATCCGAAGCCGGGCAGGATGTAGGGCTCGATCAGGTTCCAGACGTCGGGGTCACGGCGGCTGAGCCGCACGACGCCCCACTCAGCGGAACCAGTGACACCTTCCGGGCTGCTCCTGCGGCGGTACAGGCGGGCCGCCTGGATCAGGGCCGCTTCGCTGATGTCGTCCGGAACGGCCGGCCACCCGAACCGGGCGGTGACTCGTACGCGGCTGATGCTGCTGCCCCACGTGCCGTTCAGCAGGAACAGGCCGGTGATGGACTGCCCGTCCAACAGCGCGTTGTCGGGGCTGGTCTCGTATCCGGTGATGGCCGTGAACGAGGTCCCGGAACCGGTCGTCACGATGAGCCCGGTGGTGGTGCCGATGTCGTCGACCAGGAGCAGGTCTCCGTCGTCCTGGCACACCACCCGGCCGCGGGGGTTGTAGACGCGCTCGATGGGCTGCTCGTCGAGCCAGAACCGGCGGCCGGTGGCACGGTCGATGGAGCGGGACGCGGCAGCCAGTGCGGCGTCCAGCGCGGTATCGCGCGAGGTGTCGTCCGCCGGGATGTCCAGACGTTCCTTCAGGATGCCGCGGCTGCCGTACTCGTTGGCCATCTCAGGCGGTCTCGGTGCCCCGCTGACGGCGGGACTTCGGCGGGGTCGAGCGGGCCTCGGTCTCGGCGGCCCCGGTCGGCGGGGTCGAGGGGGTCTCGGTCTCGGCGGCCCCGGTCGGCGGGGTCGAGGGGGTCTCGGTCTCGGCGGTCTCGTCGTTCGGTGGTGTGTAGCCGCGCAGGGCCAGCTGCTCGTCGACCTGGGCGGCGCGGTCGTGCATGCCGTGGGTCACGTAGCCTGCGCGCTCGCGCAGCAGCGCGGCGATCATCGTGTCTTCTGTCATGGCTTTCTCCGGGTCGAGGGCGGGTACGCCTAGGGCCCGCCCCTGCGAGAGAGGCGGGCCCTAGGCGAAGGTGGATCAGACGCCAGTGAACGCAGGCGTGATCAGGCCGGTGCCCGCGATCTTCCGGGCGTGGGCGTAGCGGGCGTGGGTGTAGGCGAAGTAGCCGTACACGACCATGACGACGCCGAGGCTGCCGGCCTTGGGCTGCTCGGCCCGGATGAACATCGGGGCGGCGGAGTCCTCCCACAGGTGGCACTCGTTGCGGTCAACGAGGTAAATCTCGTCCTCGTTGGTGCCCGCGCCGAGGTTCGTCGCGATGTTGTTGTCGACGATGACCGGGGTGCCGTTGGGCAGGACACCGCGCACACCGCTGCCGTAGGCGGTGGCGTAGTTGACCCCGAGGGTCTGCGCGACGATGCCGGGCTGGGTGATGAGCGGCCACGTGGCGCCCATGGCGTTCTGCATCCAGTACCAGCGGCGGGAGTGCATGACGGCGATGTTGTCGCCGGACGCCTGGTCCAGGAGCGCGGCCTCGACACCGGCAAGGCTCTCCAGAACCTTGGGGTACAGCTCACCGGCGGTCGGGGTGGCGTCGGTGTAGGCCACGGCAGTAGCCACGTTGGTCAGGCCGTTGGTCGCCTGGTTGAGCAGGGTGGCGTCCAGCCGGGTCGAGTAGCGGCGGAACAGATCGTCCAGGACGATCGGCTCCACACCGGACCCGCGCTCGATCGCCTGCCGGGACAGGGTCTGCTGGCCCGCGTTGGTCTGCACGGGAATGGACAGCAGCGTGTCGTCGATGTCCTGCTCGGCCACCGCGCTGTTCTCCGTGGCCTGAAGGTCGACGGAGGTCGAGGTGGTGATGCGGGACAGGTTGACGGTCATGCCCTGGGCGGGCAGGTCGTGCGAACGGATGGAGTCCGCGAACGGGCGCCGGGCGGCTGCGGCCGGGGCGTAGAGGTCTGTCAGGTACTGCGGGACGACCAGGCCGGAGAATGCACCGGTGCCGGCCGCGCGCTGCAGCTGGTCGCCGCGCTCGACACGCTCCTCGGCCATGTGCCGCGAAAGTCGGTCGCGGGCCTCGTAGTCGCCGAGGAACGCGGCAGCGACGTCGCCCTCGAAGGCGGAGCCGCGCCGGTCCTGGTCGGGGCGGTAGGTTCGCTCCTCGGCGCCGACCCGGCCGACGCGGTCGTAGGCGGGGGCACGGGTGGAGGCCGGGACGGTACGCGCGGACAGGGCCGCGATTTCCTCGTCCCGGGCCTGCTCGGTGAGCAGCTCGTCAAGGGCGGTCTGTCGCCGCGTGACTTCCGCGTCGGCGGTGTCGCGGGTGGCGACCCGCGCGGCGACGGCGTCCTCGGTCAGGTTCGGGTCGGAGCGCAGCGCAACGAGTGCGTCCTGCTCCTGCTGGCGTGCGGTGATCGCGGTGTCCAGCGCGGTGCGCGCCTGGGCGATCAGTTCGGCGAGCGTCATGGCTCGTCATCTCCTTGCTCGATGGGATTCCAGACGCCCCGGTCCGGGTCAGACGGCCACCCGAGGCATGGCGCCGGGCGGTCTCGTGCGCGCAGAGCGCAGGGCAAAGCACCCGCGTGTGACGGCGGGTAGATCAGGTGGGCAGCTCAGCGGGCGAGCGCGATGTCCAGCAGCGCGCGGGCCCGGCTCGACGGGGCCGCGGCGGGCTGGCGCACGTTGGCGCCGGTGTAGGGGTTCGCGCCGTAGCCGACGATCGCGACGTCGCCGCGGTGGATGTCGTACCGGTTGATGCGGTACTCGGAGTAGTCCGGGGACCACTGGCCCGACTCGATCCGGAACGCGAAGCTCATCTCGTCGATGAGGCCGGCGCGCAGCTTCGGCGTGATGTACGCGACGTCCACGTCCGAGGGGTCCAGCTGCGGCGCGAGGACGGACAGCCCGTTGTCGTCCTCGGAGAGAACCAGGGTGCCGGTGGTCGTGCGGGCCAGGCGGCGCAGCTGGTCGTGACCGAGGACGAGCGGCACGTCGAGGTCCGCGCGGGCAAGGGACTCGGAGCCCGCCCCGGCGGCCACGACCTCGGTATAGGGGCCGAACATGTCCCACATCTCGTAGCCGCGCTCGTACACCGAGGCGTGCCCGAGGAACTCCAGCCCGTTCCCCTCGGCGGCGTCGCGGACCTGGACGCCGGACAGGGACGCGCGCACCGTGGCGCGCGTCCCGGGCTGCTCGGCACAGCGGCGTTGCGAGGGGCGGTCAGCGCGCTGACGCACGTTCTGGGCACGGGCCGCGGCAGCGGCGGCGAGCGTGGTGGTGGTCATGACGTTGCTCCCGTTGCGGCGGTCGTGGGTGTGGTGGTGCGTGCGCCGAACAGTCGGTCGAACTCGGCGTACTGGTCTTCCGTCAGCGGCGGCCGGTCCTCCAGCGCGCGTGCCTCGGACGGCGTCAGAGTCCGCGCGGTGATCTGCGAGGCGAGGGTGCGGGCCCTCGCCTCGGGGTCCATGCGCAGCAGTGCGTCGGCGTTCAGCTTCACGTAGCGCGGGCCCGGGGTGAGGTGACGGGTGAACGCGTCTTCCCGCCGGGACACGGCCGGCCCGAGGTGCATGATGAGGAACTGCAGGTTGCGCTGGGTGATGCTGGCGTAGGTGATGGCGCTGCCCGACGCGGCTGCGTCGATCATGTCGCCGGGGCATCCGAAGAAGCGGGCGATGTCGGAGAGCCCGTACTGGCGGGCTTCGATGAATGCGGACTGGGCGGCCACGGCCTGGATCGGCTTGTACTCCCAGTCGTTGCCGTGGACGAACAGGTCGCCGTTGGACACCGCGGCTTTGAAGTTGTCCCGGGCGATCCGGGCCTGCTTCTGGTCGATCGTCTTGTTGATGTTCTTGAGCTCGGCCATGGGCACGGCGCCGCCCGCGAACCAGTCACGGGCGAACTGCTGGGCGTTCAGGGACTCTTCGATCGTCCATGCCGCATAGGCCACCGGGGACAGGCCGAGCGGCATGCCGGCCACGGTGTACTGCTTCTCGTGCCAGATCTCCCACGGCTCGTATTCCTTGCCGCCGATCACGAACTTTGTGATCTCTGATCCGGTCGCGCGGATGGTCACATCGCCGAGGGCGACCAGGTCGATGCGTGCGGGCAGGCCGCGGCCGTCCGGCCCGATGACGCCGGACCGTTCGGTGATGATGCCGAACGCGTTGCCCGCCCGGTCGAGGTCGACCTGAGTGGAGTAAAGCCACTCCTTGACGCCGACCTGCGCGCCGCCAGGCGCCACCAGGACGGGAGGCTTGGCGACCTCGACCTGAATGCCGTTGACCCGCCGGTATACGTCCACCGGCATTGTCGAGACCAGGTCCGCACGCAGCCGCAGACACGCCCACACGGCGCTGTGCCGCAGTGCTGTGTCGGCGGTGACGTGCACCGTGTTCCCGGTCTTGCGGCCGCGTGCGGCGGCTATCAGATCCTCGGTACTGGTCACCTGCGCGTTGCGGGTGAAGGCGTGCCGCAGCCTCGACCAGGTGCCCATAGGTACCCCCTTACCCGAACGAGTCGGCGATGTCGTAGTCGTTCAGAACGGCGGGGCCCTTGGTCAGTAGCGCCCAGCGGGCCAGCGTCACCGCGACGAACGGCGCCACGTCGACCAGGGATTTCGTGCGGTCCAGCGTCCACGCGTCTCCGACGCGTCGGGTCCGGGCGCCGTTCACGGCGGCCGTGAGCGGCGCCTGGTCCAAGTGGCGCACCAGGTCCTGCGTCATCGCGTCGGCCATCTGGCCGCAGGCCTCGACGATGTCGTTGGTCCGTAGCACCGCCAGGTGCCCGCGGTGCGGCTCGTCCTTCTTCTCCGGAGCGGTGATCCCCGCCTTCACCAGGTCATCGATCAGCGACCCGGCCGGGGCGCCGGACGAGGCGACGGCGATCAGGAGCGGGTCACGGACCGCCTTGAGCCTGGCCAGCGCAGGAACCACCCACGCCGTCCCCGCCCGGCGGTCCACCAGCTCCACATGCACGCGCCCGTCCGGCCGCCGCGAGGCGACCCCGATGGAAGCGTGACCCCGGTCCTGCGACACGTCGACCGCGAACACCACATCGGACGCCGTCTTGCTGCCCTCGTCGAGCAGCCCGGGCCACGCACCTCTCGGGATGTTCGGATCGCTGGGCGGCGTCGGCTTCCTGGTCCGGTTCAGGTACGCCCGGTCGAACTCGGCCGGGTCCAGTTTCTCCAGCTCGGCGGCGATGATCGCCTCGGTCACCGTGTGCCCGAGCGCGGGCAGCGTCGCCCGCCACGTGGCGGGGTCGGCCCGGTCCATGTCCTCGGGCGCGTACCACTCGAAGTACGCCACCCGCGGCCGCTGCGCCGCGGCGTCCTCGGCCAGGGCGGCGAACATCGCCTCGATCAGCGTGCGGCCGGCCTCGCGCTTCTTGTTCAGCCACGACGACTTCGTGGTGCCACCGGCCGACGCCCACCACAGCTGAGCCATCATCCGCGTGAGCATCGCAGGACTGAACGCCTGCTCCAGGCGGTCATCCTCGTGCGCGAACGCCTCGTCGATGAAGCCCATATCCAGGGGCGGGCCGTGCCCGGCTTTCTCGGTGTTCGCGGTGATGCCCATCTTGGAGCGGGTCCGGTTCCACAAGATGGCCTCGTTGCCGTTGCCCTTGCGGATGCGCGCCTGCCGGGCCAGCTTCGATCCGGCGATCTTCTCCCAGAACTCGTCCTCCCAGCGCTGCCGGGCCATGCCTCGCGTCTGGGCGGCGTAGATGATGTTCTGCCGGGGCCAGGCGAGCGCCCGGTGGACCTGCGCGCCGAGGCACAGCTCGGTCTTACCCTGCTGCCGGGAGACGGCTATGCCGACCTCGCGGTGCGCGAACAGCCCGGTGGCCGGGTCGATCTCCAGCGCGACGTCCGACACGTACTTCTGCCACGGCATCGGCGGGGCCCCGAGGGCGGCCATGACCTTCCACAGCTTCGGCCCCAGCGACGGACGGTCCGGGTGGCGAGGCGTTCCCCAGCGAGGCGGGCACGTCAGCCCGTACCGCTCGCGCAGGTCGGCGGCGAACTCACTCGGTGGAGCCCAGGTCTCCGAGGTCGTCGTCATCGTCTGTGGCCCGTCCCTCCACCAGCTGGGCGAGCGTCTGCCGGAGCTCGCGGTTCAGGGACGGGAGTTGCTTGCCGCCCTCCCCGCCACCGGCGTCGACTTCCCCGGCCAGTGCATAGGCCATCTGGGACAGCGAGAGCTCGATACCGACCAGCTCGCCGAGCTGCTCGATGTCCTCGCGCACGGCGGTCTCCACCGCTCCGTAGTGCGGGAGGCGCTCGGGCCGGTCGGCGGCGGAGCCGAGCAGCGCCGCGACAGGCACATCAAGCGCGGCCGCGATCGCCACCAGGTCGTCCACGTCCACGCGGCGGTGGCCCGACTCGATCTTGCCGAGGACGCTCGCGCTCATCGTCCGGCCGGCCTCGGTGACACGGGCCGCGAGCTGCGCCTGATCCCAGCGCCGCTGCAGGCGCTGGGCGGTGATCTGCCCAGCGACCAGCCCGCCCGCCTCGCCAATCTGGATCGCCCTGGCCGCCATCATCGCTCCCGTCATGTTGGTAATCGGCCTGCGATCACGGCGGATCCCCATGGCGATCAGACCGGAGGGAGAAAAATAAAAGC